CGTTGTTCTCGTTGGCCTGGAACGTAGATCCTGGTGGATAGCTCGTCGTGGTCGAGAACAGAGGGTCCTCAACAACGACCGGCGTTGGAGCGATGACGAAAAAGGTCTTAACTTGCCAGGCCATAGGTGGTTCTCGGTGTCGTAACTGATTCTAGAGCATCAGTATAACCGGGTAAACCAGTACGACCCGGGTCTGGTTACGCCCCGTCTACTACAGGGATGAGCTCGGACGAGAAGGTCTTCTCCACAGCGCTCCGGCACAGAAGGCCGTCGCAGAACCCCCGCTTGACGGAGTCGTCGGCTTCAGCCTTGATCTTGCCAACGATCCCGGAATGACGAGGTTCGTCCGAGTCCCAGGCCAGAAGGAACCCCTCCTCGTAACGGTCCGGAAGGGAGCCGCGAAGATCGTCCGTGTCGATGCCCCGATGCCTGGCCAGAGCGTCGATCGCGCAGCCACCTCGGTTGTCGGTGGTGTTCCAGGCGCAACGAATCGGGATCAGGCCGGTGTGGTAGTAGGCTTGGACAACGTCATCGGGCAGGACTCGGGTCATGGCGCACCTCTGCTTCCATCACCCAATTTACCAGCTGATGACAATTAGCAGGAGCATCTATCCCTGGTTATCGCTCACCTCCAGCGCATCGACGATGTCGTCCAGCACAGTCTCCTCGGGGTGCGTGGATGACAGGTCTATGTCGATGGACACAACCTCTGTGTCAGCCAGGCTGGAACCAAGCGCCCTGAGGGTCCCGGAGATTTGCAGCCCCGAGCGAAGAAAGGCGGCCACCGTTCGGCCCGGGGTGCAAGTCTCGATGATGTCCACGTCGACCAGGATCGAGCTCCCCTGAAGCCTGGCGGTCGGCATGACGTAGTGCGACGCTTGATTGAGTCTAGTCATGCCATCGTTGATGTCCCCGGCGCCGTAGATCTGCCCGATCATGCGCCGCCCCTGCGCCTTCTCGTTGATCTGATCGACGATCCGCTCTAGGTGAGCGAGGGTTGCGTCTTTCCTCCACCGGTAAGTTCGAACTCGAATTCTGTGGATCATGTCTCACCGCCTTGGTTGTTATACCGGTCGATGAATCCGTGGGACCAGGCGTATGGGGCATGGATCACGGTAGAAGAGGTATGAGCGGACGACGGACATGCACGAAGCGGTGCTTCACGAGCGTGGCCAAGATCAAGGAGCACCTCAAGCGGCTGCGGTCCAAGTCTGGGGCCCAAGGCTTTCGAGCGCGAACCTACTTCTGCAAGGAGTGCGCCGCCTACCACCTGACGAACCACGAGAAGGGCGGCCGGACCAGCAGTGGTCGATCGATCAAGCGTCAGAAGGTCCGGCGTGCCGACACAAGACGAGACCGGCGGGCCGCCTCGAAGCGAATTCAGTTCGACGATCAGCAGGGTTGGAGGGCTAGTGCATGAGTGAACCCGAGCGGATCTTCGAGTTCGGCCGGTGGCACCCAGGTCCGAACAGCAGAGTAGAGGGTATCCCCGAGTCGGCCACCTACGCCGGTCGGCGAGGGCTGATTGTAGAGCGGCATGAGTCGAACAAGGCTTTGGTGCTCGTTCGGTGGGATTCCGACCCGACCTATCCTGACTTCGTAACCATCTCACTTCTTCAGGACGAGCCCGTCCTGGACCAACTCGCAAGGATCGACCCCAATGGGCAGTGACCGATACATCACCTGGGGCGAAACCCCTGAATGGGGTCCTCCCACGATCGAGAAGGTGGCCGCCACCGCGATCGACTTCCTCGGCGACCGATGGACGGCCAAGATCCGAGCGGATACCGGATGCCTGGTCGTCGAGTGCGGCGACCCCAACACCTTCCACCTCGCCTCCGAGCGGCCTGAGATGAAGGGCATGTACAGGCTCAGGCGGGACTCCGAAGAGGTCTCCACCCGAGGCTTCGAGATCTGGTTCGAGGATGACGGAACGACTGTGATCACGACCCGGGCTCACTCCTGCGACTCGTTCACCGATGCTCTCGTTGAGCGGTTCACCAAGATCATCGCCCGGTGGTGGAACGGAGAGATCGAATGGCCGGGGTAACCTTCAAGCACCAGGAGACCGTCCGGCTCGTAGGCATGGGCACTCCCAGCCAGAGGCGGATCCTGTGGGAGATTCGGTTCCGGTCCAAGCAGGACTACGGGGATGATCCCGTCCACATCTGTCGGACCGAGGACGACACCTGCTCCATGTGGGTGCCACGGAATTTCGTGATGGCTGCCACCGTCCTGGATCTGCTGGCTAACGTCTAGCGATCCATCAGGTCCCGGCGCTTCAGGCCTCGTCGTTTGCTCCCAGGCGGCGGGTCCAGCTTCGGGATGTTCCCGTGATAGATCTCGCCGTAGCAGCCGGTGCAGAAGGCGCCCGTCCGCTTGCCTGAGAACTTGACCTTGGTGGCGGTGTCACCACACCCGCCCATGCAGAGAAGTCGCCTTTGAGCGACCTCTTCCTTGACCCACGAGACCCAGTCTCGCACGTCCTTCGGTACCACGAACATCGTAACCTCCCATGTTGTATGAACTTACAGGGTCCGTCTGTACGTACCCTGAGCTCATAATTCAACTAGGAGGGCTGGTGAGAGCTCCTGCGACGGTCGTCGTCGGTTCGGATTGCTGTTCGTGGAATTCGCATGACTTACAAAGCTACCATTTGGGTGCGACTAAGGAAGAGCCTGGAACAGATTGGCTAGGACGTGGCCTCGACGATCCGATCGAGCACAGTCCCCTGCACGTTGAGCTCGACCAGAGCGATGTTGCTCCAGTGGTTGCCATCGATTCCTCCGACCGATTTGGCGGAGAGGACCTTAATCAGCCTGCCGGGAAAATGCGGCCCAAGTGATGAGTAACGGCCGGCGGGGGCCCAGGCAGCAGAACTACCGAAGTAGCCCATCTTCATTCGACCCTCGTTCTGGTGGTGCTCAAACGCGCGCTCTCCGAGCGCGAGCGTGGCCGCCGCGTCAATGATCTGCCATCCGATGTGGTGCTCATAGACCATGACGAGGTAGGCGTTGTTGTCCATACCCTTTCTACCCGTACATGAAGAAGCCCCGGTCAGAAGACCGGGGCAACTCCACCAAGCGGGACTGCGGTTGGCCCTAGAGCAGCGAACTGGTGCTTGCAGTTCCTGCGGGCTGAGTCAAGGTAAAGACAACGAACTCTGCAGGTTTGTTCGGCGAGAAGCCGATGTCGATGTTCACGCGGCCCTGGTCGATCGACGTCTGACCGTTGTTGTTGGCGTTGCACTTGACGAAGAACGCCTCTTCCTGGGTCTGGCCGAAGAAGTAGCCGAGACGGAACAGGGAGCTGTAGTAGCCCCGGAGCGCCGTTTCGATCTTCTGCCACAGGCCAGGACCGTTGTTCTCGAACACCGTCCACTGCAGCTGCAGCTTCGTGGTGTACATCAGGAAGATGTGGAGCAGGCGCGCGTTGATGTAACGCCAGCGGATCTCCTTCGAGAGCGACCGAGCACCGTTGATGATGAATCCGGTGGCGGCCGAGGTCGGCAGCGGGTTGATCCGAGCCTGGTAGAGGTTGTCCTGGTCCAGGCGGGTGAGCCTGTACTCCGGACCGACCGTCCCAGGCGCGTCGAGCGCGCCGTCGATGATCCCGGCCGGGCTCTTGCCAACGTTCTTGTTCCGGGCCGTCTTCGCGTAGACACCGGCAGCGAAACCGCTGGCCGGGATCAGCTCAGGGAGCTCGGTCGAGTCGTTGATGAAGAACACGTTCGGGTAGTAGATCGCGGCGTTCTTCGTGTTGAAGAACTGGGTCACCAGCACGTACTGGATCGCCTCCGCCACCGTGGTCCCGTTCGCCAGAGAGAAGATCGCGTAGCGATCCTGGCGGGCATCGCAGAAGTCCACGATGTCCGCCTGCACGAAGGCGGAGCCCTCGAAGTCGGGCACCACGACGTTGACGGGCTCCTCGATCAGGTCCAGCGCATAGATCCCAGCCTTGGAGCCCTCCAAGGTCGGGTTCGACACGTCGTTCCGGGTGATCACGGTCCCATCGAGGGCTCCGGCGAGGGCGTACTGCACCGCCGAGGCCAGCTTCGTGTAAGCCGCCGTGACCGGCGTCGAAGCAGGCGGGGGAACAGCCCAGGTGAAGTCCAGCGCTCCGGTGTTGTAGTCGATCGCGTTCTCGCCAGCGGCATCCACGTCACCAACGATCGCGCCAAGACCGTTGTCCTGGGCGTATTGGCCGGTGTTGTAGAGAACGTCGATCGTTGATCCCGTGAGCGGGGCAGACGTGGTCGTGAACGAGACACCACCAGTGTCGGCGTTGATCACCGACGTCGACGTCACGTCGCCGAGCAGGTTGCCGGTCGTGTTCGCCCACACGTTTCCTAGAGCGACGTAGTCGACGTAGAAGAACGTCCCGGCGATCGGGGCGACGAGAGTCGTCACCTCGACTGGTCCCGATCCGACCGACTGGGCTGTCTGGCTGTCGACCAGATCGATGGTATTGATGCCACCGCCGTCAACCGAACCGAGCAGCGGAACATCAACCTCCAGGTTGTTGAAGTAGACCAGGTCGATCGTGGCCGTGCCACCGGTGGTCACGATCGCGCCAGGCGCGAACGATCCACCAGCGATGTTACCGACGCGAGCCACGCCAGACGCGAAGGACAGGACGTCACCCGTCACAGCGCCCTGGGTGAACGTATCGCCTGGAACGATGGCGCCGACGATAGCGCTCAGCTCCATCGTAGCGACGCTGTCCTTGGTGATGACGCTCGACACGGAGTGGTTCGCCACTACGGTCGACGCTGCCGCCAGGGAGGCCGTGGTGCCGGTTAGGGCGCCTGTGTCGTAATCGACCGTGCCACCCAGGGGCAGCGAGCCGGAACCACCGGTCAGGTTTCCAGCACCGTCGTCGGTGATGGTCGCCAGGCCAACCCCATCCACGTTGACGGAGATCGCCAGGGTGCCGGGGTGGACCGGGGTGGCAGCCAGCGGCGTAGGCGACCCGGCCAGGTCGTAGGTCGCCGCAGTACCACCGATGGTGGTTAGTGTCTGCGGGGCAGCCGCCGCGCCTGCGTACTTCAGGCGGAAGACGGTGACCTCTCGATGGACTGGGTTGTCGACCACGCCGGCGTTGAACGTGAACACCTTGTTGGCGCCGTCGATCAGACCAGCACTGGCTGGTAGGGCCTCGTTCGCTACCGACAACCTCTGGTAGAAGATCCGGCTAGAGCCCTCGACGATCGGAAGGTTCGTCAGCAAGAGCTCGAAGTCGGCGTTGGTACCGTTGATCGTACCTGAGGTAGGGGTGGTAGGAACGTGCTTAGTCGTTCCTGACACCGCCGTGAGCTTCAGGGTGTTCGAGAGCACCGGCACGTTGGTCAACGTCGAGATGAACCGCTGCGCTAGTGGAGCACCACCGCCGGTACCAACGGACTCCGACAGCACGTTGACCGGGAGCATCGCCGTTGGCGTGCCGCCGACACCGATGGTCGTCGTGACCAGGAGGCTGGGACGGCGCGGGTCCTGGATCACGTTCAGGAGGTAGTCAGGCGCCGACGGATCGTCGAACTGGACAGCCTCGTAAGTCTCCACGGCGTCGTCGAACGCCGGGTTGAAGTCCGCAGGTGACAGGATCTGCAGATCGAACTTCTCCCACGAGTTCGTGGTGTAGTCGAGGAAGTTCCGGTTGCCGGAGACACGGATCTTGAGGTCGTTGCCCCACACACCCTGTCCGTTGGCCGTGAACGTCCACTTCGCCGGACCGGGCGTCACATCGATGCTGACAGCGGCGTAGGTCGAGTCGGCCGGAGCGATCCGGTTGACCCAAGCACGCTCACCGCCAGTTCCGAAGAAGGCACGAACCTCCTGCGGCACCACGCCACGCGTGTTGGTCGGGCCGAACACCCGGGTGAAGTCCTCGACGGACCTGACCTGGATCGGGAAGTTGGTGGGGCCCTTCTGAGTCCAACCAACGATGCCCATCTTTGCGGGCGAGAACTGATCCGGTGCGCGGGCCGGAGACTTCTCCTCGCCGTATACACCTGCTGACCGATATTCGATGATCGGCATGGGTTACTCCTTACCGCCGGTGGGCTTCTTGGACGTCTTAGTCGCCTTTGTGGCGACCTGAAGAGGGGACAGGACGGGCGCCGGTGCCGGCGCTGGCTTGGCGTTCGACTGGGTGTCGACCGCGCTGGCGAACCGAGGGACCTCGCGTGGGGTGACCATGCGGATCAGGTTCTGGCGCAGAAGCCGAGTCACTGCTGCATTTGTGGGGTGTGCCTGGAACATGAACCCCGTGGGGTAGCTCACGACGTTCCCGTTAGGGAATTCGACCGTGACCGCGTTCCGTGACACTACCTGGTATGTTTGATCGCGCTTCATCGTGAGCTCCCGTATACGCCTGTGCGAATGATTGGCCTGCCGGTGCCGTAGAGACCGCCATCGCCAGGATCTGGGTTCTGGACGCCACCAGGGCACAGAGGAATGCCGTTGGCATCAGCAGGAACAAGTCCGTAACCGCCAGGACCAGGCACGAGCTGGTAGCCAGGACCACCAGACCCGGGAAGCGGATCAGTGGTCTGCGTGCCGGTGAAGGCTGGAATGCAGACAGGTTCCTTCTCCAACGTCAGTTCTCCTTCGACGCGCACCGCCAGTGAAAAACCAGGGATGCGCTCCACTAGAGAGCTTACATCAGTTAGGTCTTGAACGCCCTGCTGATATGTGGCGTAGACCCGTGGATTATTGATGCCGTCTAGCACCGTGACGCGACCCCGCTGCGGAAAGCGCTTCATCACCATCTGAAGGAGAATCTGCGCTACGGTGCGGAATCGCGCCCAGCACTCGATCGTATAGAAGAAGTCGTAGGGCTTCTCGAAGTCCTTCTGCTCGTAGGATGTCCAGCCGATGCACCCACCAACTGAGATTGGCTTAGCGCCTTCACACGGCAGTCGGTAAGAGATCGTCGGACTCTGAAGCCGTTCATCTGCCTGGTTCGCGTTGTCGCGAATCATTGCGATCATCGGAAGCGCAGCGGTGATCTGCGTCGGCTCGGGACGCTTGGTCACGACCAAGGCCCGGTCGATAGGTGTCTCGCGACCATCGATGGGAACAAAGATGCCTTCGAGTGGCAGGTACCATTGATTCTTGTCAGGGTCCTCAAGGGCGCCCAGACCAATGGCCATAGCTTCATCGAAGTCGTAGAAATCTACGCTCCCAGTCCGCAAGCCAAATTCTAGTCCGGAACCCATGTCGACCCCTGTCGCATCAGATCGTAATGATAACGGGTGATGCAAACGCTAGTCGAGGGTGTACAGCACTATTGCCTGCGCATCAAGACAGATGATGCACACTAGAGGTTGACCCTGTCAGGGGTGAGTGCGTATCCTTAGAGGATGCAGCGAGTCATCCCCATTAAACTCAACGATGACGCTGACTTGCGGGCAACCATTGAGTCTTTCAGACTCATCCAGCAGCGCGTGTCAGAGATCGCTTTTTCCTCCAACAGCATCACTTCTGCCATCGATCTGCACCACGTCGCGTACCCACTCGTGAAGGGTGCGCTGAAGTCGCAGCTCACTTGCACTGCGATTAGAACTGTAGCATCAGACTACTCCCAGCTACGTCGCCGACGAAGGCGGATCTACGGGCCGATCCATTACAGCAAGCCGAGGGCGCTGTTCTTGATCGGCAAGGCGAAGCGTGACGCGTGTCCTCCTCGACGAGAGACGATTCGGGTCTGGACGGTAGCCGGTCGGAAAAACATCGGCTACAGCATCCCGGGTCGATTCTCCGCACTAGTCAAACACATCGCGTCTTACGACGCCCTGGCTGTGAGCATAAAAAAGGGACGTCTCGTCGCGACGCTGTCGGTGACGGTGAGGACGCGGGCCCGGCAAGGAACACTGCCGGCGGGCGTAGCGATTGGGAACAAGAACGAGGTTGCGGTAGTCGATGCCGAGGGTAGGTCCATGCGGATCATCACCGTCGCCCAGAACGTGATGGAGGAGACATCCAGGAAGACAAAGAAGAGACTTGAGCGACGACTTGCTGCGCGAAAGGCAGATGGGCTCGAAACACGATCTGTGAGACGAGTCCTCAAACGGCTGGGCAGGAAGCGACATGTGCGTACGAGAGGGTTTTGCCACACGGCAGCGAACAAGCTGATCGAGTGGGCGGGTAGAGGGACAATCCTTGTGATCGAGGATCTGCGTCGGAGGCCACCATCTCGTCAGACGCAGGAGAGGCGCGACCGGCCGCACTACTACGAGACCCTGCGGCGGCGAATTGAAGAGAAGGCGGAGGCGGCCGCCATCGAGGTCGCCTACGTGAGTGTGACCGGAAACGAGAGTCGGTGCTCGCTCTGTGGAGATGCCGGCAAGGCTACGAAGCACACCTTCCATTGCGGGTCGTGCGGGAATACTGGCCCCCTGAGCAAGAACGCCGCGCTCAACGTCAGAAACAAGTTTACGGTCACCAGGCCGTGGGCTGCTGTTAACCAGCCCTGAAGCTCGCCATCGGGCAAGCGACCTCGGTCGCAGTTAACGAAAAGCTATTTACTTTGGCGCCAGCGAGACGCGAACGTTCCGTGGCCGGCTTGCTGGACAGCCTTGGACCTGGAGATGATCTCGCCCTCCATGTCGATGCGGGACCAGATCGGCGTCTTGGAGAACCCGCCGTAGCCATACTCTAGGCGAAGGGCCAAGAACGGCACATCGGCAAGGACGCGCCCGTCCACCGCCGGGAGTTCAGGATCGAAGTCGAGGATCTTGACTGGGATGCCCTTAAGCCTGGAGTCGAGAACCTTGCGATCCAGAAGGCGTCGCCGCCGAAAATGCTCTACCTCTCCCGGCGACGCAGGCTTGATGATCACGTCAGCCGGAAGGCCGCCGGCAACCGCCGGGATCGAATCTATAGTCCATGGATTGTTGGCGGCGATCATCACCACAGCCGCTGCGAGATCTGCCTTCGCGGTCCGTTTCGTCGCTAGCCAGATGAGGCTTGTTTCGGCCGGGATGGCCGCCGGAGAGAGCTCACGGATGATCGTCGTCAGCTCCCAGTGACCTGGCTTGACCTCGTTCAGGACGATCGAACTCTTGTAGATGTCGTACCAGCCGCCCTTGTCCGGGATCATGGAGATGACGCGGCGGCGTAGCTGCTCGCCGAACTCCTTGGTCGCAGCCAAGCTGGCTTCCTCGGCGGCGGCCGGCACACGCTCCTTCAGGTGCTCCAGGTCTCGCCGGACGGCACCGTCATCGACTGAGATCCGGACCATCGCTAGCGATTGCGCGCGTGTCCGCGCCCTCGGCCCTGCGGAATCAGCTGACCGTTGCCGTTGCGAGACATGTAGGTGTGCTTGAGCTCCCGGAAGAACTGCTGCGATTGCTCAAGGCGGTGTGCCATGTCCTTCTGCGTCGAGACCACCTGTCGGAGCGTGTCCTGGATCTCTTGGTCGCGCTGAAGCGACTGAACGTGGCGCCTCTCCTCCAACCGGCGGGCCGCATCGAACTTCTTCCACTCGGTCTTGTCGTTCGGCCGACCGGCCACGCCAGGGGGCGGTCCGATCTCGACGTTACCAGGATGGCCGGCATTGAATTCGCCGCCGGCCATAGGCCCACCTGGAGAGGCGCCAGCGCCACCACCGCCAGGAGCGCCGCCAGCGCCACCACCGCCAGGAGCGCCGCCAGCGTCACCCATCATCTTCTGGTGTTCGGCCTCCTTCTTCATGTCGTCCTCGCGCTCGCGCTCGATCTGGTCGATCTCGTCGTTGCTGAGCTTGAGGACACGCTCCTGAATGTAGCGCATGGACACAAAGGGCTGGACGCGGGTCGCGAAGTCGGCGCGGGCGTTCTTGATCTCGTTGTGAGCCAACTCGTAGATCCCCGACGGCACGGTCATCATGACCTGAAGGTCTTGGGTGAACGGGTTGATGCCTCGGGACGCCAGATCGATCATGATCAGACGCCGCATCGTGTTCTTCATCTCGCGCTGAATGCCCATCGTCACGCGGGCGGCTCGGACGTCCTCGAACGAGAGAATCGACCGTGGTGGAAGAGCATCGTCCTGACCAAGATAGCTGCGGGGCACCTTTAGCACGCCGTGAAGCTTGCGCTGGAAGTACTCGACGTCCTCGGTCGCCTGGTAGTCCGGGCCTTGGAGAACCTCAACGCGGGCGAGCTCTCGGTTCTCGCGGACCGCGATGAAGAAGTCCTCCATGTTGTCCATCGGATTAAACCTCATATCGAGGCGCTGGGTACGCGGGTTTACCAGCTTCTGCTTGCGCAGGTCCTGCTTGGCCTTGCGGAGGAAGGAGTCGACCTTGTCCGAGGGAATGTCGGTGACGTCGATGTAAAACGCAAAGCGTGCCGGCGCCCTGGTCAACTTGTAGATCAGCATGGCGTCTTCGAGGAGCACAAGCCGTTTCCAGATCCATCGAGCCCCATCGGCAACGCCGTAACCGTAAGGGGTCCTGCGGACTGTTCCACGAAGCCTAGAGTGGAGGACCTGCCACTCCTCGAAGAGCGCCACGTGATCAGGGATCTTGGTCTGGCCGGCGAGCATGCCCCGCAGGTCGGCCGCGTCTTGCGTGAACTTGCCGGTGACGTCCTGGACGTAGCCGATCAGCGCGCCGTTGGACTGCTCCACCCGTCGCATGGTTGGACACGGAAGCGAGTTGAGCCCGACCACGCCGTTCTCGGTGACAAGAACCTCCTCGTAGTTGTTGCCCATCTTCACGGTGTTGTAGACCATGCTCCAGATGTCGTCTTCGATCCTCAACCGCCTGTTGAGGAGCGTGTCGGTCATGTCCTTGATGGCTTCATCGCTGGAATGGACCCAGACGGTCTTGCCGGTGTCGATGTCAGGCTGGGTCGCGTCGTTCGTGAAATAGTGGTGCGTGCTGTTGTGAACGACCACGCCATTGGCCACGAAGTTCTTGGTCAGAGTAGAGACGTCGTAGACGTCCTCCTCTCCGGCCGGCTGAGCTGCCTGGGTGACCTTGAGGGTCCCGGAGATCGAGTGTAGGAACGTGCACATGCCGTTGGTTTCAAAGCCAGCCCACGGCGAGACGACGGCCGTCCCCTCAACCATGTCAGAGCAGTTGATGTAGCCGTGCTCGACCGTCAGGAACTTGTGATCAGGGGTGCACTTGATCTTCTCGCCGTTGCTGAACCCGACCTCGACCACCTCGACCTTGTTGCCGGTGACCCGTGGGTTCTCCGCGATGACCTTGGTAAGCCGTTGAGTCTCAGTGTCGTAGGAGAGGATCTCGGATCC